GTTCTAACTCTAGATACCCAAAAGGGAGAGTATATTGATGACTAACTATGCTTTATTAGACTATGACGGTTTTATATGCAAGGCATTTTATGCCGCTACTAAAAACGGTGAAACCGATATTGAGTCTGCCTTAGCTATTTTAGATAGCTTAACAGAGGCAGCAATAAGTAAAGCACAATCGTTTACTGGAACCGAAGTAGAAGTTTGTAAATATGTATCATCTCACACTCTCAAAAAAGACTTCTTTCCTAGCTATAAAGCAAAAAGAAAG